GGTGGAGAAGATAAGGGTTCGTCTAATCGTCCCGCTATGGCAAGCGATGTTAAACCAACATCCGAACGAAGCCCTGAAGCGGTCAAACAAGCAGAGCGACTTAGGAGAGATGCTGAAGCAGTTGAGCCAGTAGTTACATCTTTGATGGAAAGTATTGCAAAAACTATTGATGCTGATTTTGCTGAACTAGATGGCAAGAGTTCTCTCGAACAAAGATTAAAGTCTACGGATTCTCTTGCTCGCAAAATTGATGCGGATGCAGAAAAAGACCACGGCGGAGATAGAGAGAAAGCGGCTAACGCAATTTCTGATTCTGTTCGATACACACTAAATGTTGATGATAATAACTACACGGACGGTGTAGAAAAAACAATTAAGGCTGTTGAGGAAACTGGTTGGAAAGTTGAATCAGTTAAAAACTTTTGGCAAGCAGGTGACCCTTATGACGGCACCAATATCAAACTAAGTAAAGATGGAGTAAAGGTTGAACTACAACTTCATACTCCAACCTCACATAAAATTAAAGAGGTAGATTTACATGATGACTATGAAAAGTATCGTGTATCTAAAGACAACACAGAGCGTAAATCTCTATGGGACTCTATGGTCACTAAGGCTCAAGCAATCCCTAGACCAGCCAACATGGGCAAACTTTTGACCCTTGGAACCCTAGTTACACAGACTTTCGAGACCGCTCAGCAAGCAGGTTTGGTAAAATCAACTGGGGTTGATATAATGTGGACAATAACGAGAGGAGGTATAGCCGTATGCGGTATTTTGCAAAACTAGGCGCAAACAATGAAGCGATAAACATTTATCGTTTTGAGGTAGGCGATACGACCATTACTGAGGACAGATGGGATATTCGTCAAAAGTCTTGGGTAGATAACCCCGATGCTGATGTTGTTCGCTATTTAACTCAAGGCGAGGGTGAGTTCCAAGAAGTTACCGAAGATGTAGCCCGTCAAATCTTCCCTGATGTATTTACGGAAGAAACCACAAAGGCTCTAGGTAAGTTTGATTTACAAAAAGCCGAAGGGGAAAAGCGTTACACCCTTGGAGCAATGTATATCCCTGACATGGAAGATGCCCATGGAGAGTGGACAGATTCCGAAGAATTACAAAGAGCAGTTTGGGATTATGTAAGAAGTAATGACCGTCGAATTCGTTTACAACATAATCGTGATGTAGTTGCTGGAGAATGGGTTGAGGTTATGGCATTTCCATACTCACTCACAGTTCCAATTAAAACTCCTGAAGGTCAAGAGTTCCAACACACATATCCACCTAATACAGTTTTCTTAGGAGTTATTTGGGAACCTTGGGCATGGGACATGGTGCAAGAAGGAAAGATTCGTGGATATTCAATAGGTGGAAAAGCCGAGCGTTTATTTGTTGATATAGATTTAGAAAAGAATGACCCAACTGTGTCCGATGTTCATATTGATACAATTATGACCCCATCCAAGAAAAAGCCAAAGAAGGAACAAAAAGTATGAAAAAAGACCTCAGAATGTTAGGCGAACTTCGCAAAGGACCTTTGGCTGGTATGGACGAGGACGAGTTCAAAATGATTGAGGCAGATGTTAAAAAGTTTGGTTTCAAGGGTTTAAGTGGCTACGCAAAATCTATGGTCATGGAAGGTATGCGCCGTTTAGGAACTACCATCAATAAAGCGGTTGAAGAAAAATTAGTTGAGTTTCATAAAAGTATTTCTGTTGGAGATAAAGTAACTTGGAATTCTTCAGGCGGAAGTGCTGAAGGAAAAGTATTACGAATTGAACGCTCAGGAAAAATCAATGTTCCTGATTCATCATTTGAAATTGAAGGAACAGAAGACGACCCTGCGGCGTTAATTGTTTTATACCGAGATGGAAAACCAACTGATACAAAAGTTGGACATAAGGTTTCTACACTAAAAAAAAAGTAGTTCTTGAAAAGCACGGTGACCATGACCAATCAAGTCATGGCGCTTGGCGAAATGGTGATGATTCTGAAGGTGAAGATTCTTCAGAACCAAAAAATCTAAAACCAAATTTTGTTCCATATAAAGATGACTCTGAAGGTGAGTTTGAAGATTTAGATGCTGATGACCCAAAGTGGATGGATACAATGGACTATCCAAGAAAAAAGAAATAAGGTTAAGTATGTCCGACATTATTGAAGACACCATCAAGGTTCTCAAATCTATGGGCATTACTTCTTATCGAGTTTCAACCCCGCCTGGGTATGCTGGAATTCAAGTAAATCTACCTAACGATTCCCAAGCATTTTTTGTATGGACAAAGATTGACCAAGTTGATTATCACTTTAGATTGGCTCGTTTTTGGGCTAACGAGAATCCTTTTTCAATGTGGGTATCTCCAAATTTAATTGAAGCCTTGGCTAAGACAAGGGTTCTAGCAAACCAATAAAAGGCTCGAATTACACTTATGGTATTCTTCATCTGTCAAGACCCGAGGTTAGTTTTATTAGCCCTATGCTAAAAGACTCTCCTCTAGTTTGTTAGGAGCATAAATGTCAAAACCCCGTACCCGTAAAATGGTGAATCTTGCTATTGAGGAAACGAGTGGTGTAGACCATCCAGCGCACTTACATGAAGGCTGGCTTGTTATGAAGTCAGCATCCGAATCTGAAGTTCAGAGGGTTCTCGACAAATCGCTGACCGAGGAGGACTCCAATATGGAGGAAACAACTACCACGGCACCTGAAGAGCAGGTTGAAAAAACCGTTGAGGAAGAACTAGCGGCGGCTAAAGCCCGTATCGCTGAACTCGAAGCCAAACTCGCCGAAAAGGAAGAAAAGCCTGAATTGGAAGTTGAAATGGCGATGGGTCAAGACTCAAAGGAACCAAAGAAGGAAGAAGAGGACTATATGAAGTCCGCTCCTGCTCCAGTTGTCAAAATGATTGAAGACTTGAGAAAACAAGCAGAGGAGGCAACCGCTGAACTACGCAAAGAGCGTGAAGCCCGTGCTGATGCTCAAGCAGTAGAAAAAGCAAAGGGTTGGGCTAACCTCAATCTCAATGCTGAAAAAGTAGGACCAGCGCTTCGTCGCTTGTCTGAAACAGATTCAGAACTTGCAAAGAGCGTTGAAGAGATTCTTTCTTCAGTCAATGCACAGGCTGAATCAGCATCAATTTTTGCAGAAATCGGCAAATCTGCGGACTTCAAATCAGGCAATGCTTATGAGCGTATGACTACGCTTGCTAAGTCTGCCGTTGAAGAGGGTGTAGCAAAGTCATTCGCTCAGGCGATGGCTGATATTGCTACAAAAAACCCTGACCTTTACAGCCAATACCTATCCGAGAAAGGTGCCTAAAACATGGCATACGAAATCTCTAACTACTCGGTAAAGGTCACCCTCGTTGCAGGTGCCGACCTTTCCAGTAAGCAGTACACATTCGTCAAATTGGATTCATCAGGTCAAGCAGTCGCCGCGGCGGCCGCAACTGATATTCCAATCGGCGTACTACAAAATGCTCCAACATCAGGACAAGAAGCAGAAGTTCTTGTCGTTGGCGGAACAAAGATTGTTGCGGGAGCGGCAATCGGCGAAGGCGCTCTAGTTGGTACCTCTTCAACAGGCAAGGCAGTTGCTTTGGTTGCTGGAACAGATACTACAAAGTATGTTGTTGGAACTCTTCTGACCGAATCTGCGGCAGATGGAAACATCGTTACCGCCGTAATCAACTGCGCTAATCCAGGCAGAGCGGCATAAGGGGGAAAATAAAAAATGCCACAGCCAAATATCAATTCCGTCCATGTGGACGCAATCCTTACAAATATCTCGGTTGCATATTTACAGAACCAAGATAACTTTATCGCTGACAAGGTATTCCCAGTAATCCCTGTCGATAAGAAGAGCGATAAATACTTTACCTACACCAAGAACGATTGGTTCCGTGACGAGGCTCAACGCCGTGCTCCAGGAACTGAATCTGCTGGTGGCGGATACAATCTTTCAACTGGAACTTACTCAGCAGATGTTTGGGCGTTCCATAAAGATGTAGATGACCAAACAGTTGCTAACGCAGACGCTCCTCTAAA